CAAAGTCTGATAGGGCCGATTGCTGAATTAGCAGGTGGGTGGCTTAATGCAAAAACCCAAGCTCAACAAGCAAACGCAAAGCTCAAGCTCACGGAAGCCGAAGCCAAAGCAAAAATCCTTGTCTCCAAAGAAACCTCAGTCGCCGACTGGGAGCGGATTATGGCACAAGGTTCTCAAAATTCTCTTAAAGATGAGGCTCTCTTAATATTGTTTTCGATACCTCTTGTACTTAGCTTTTGTGGAGATTGGGGACGCACTATAACAGAAAACGGATTTGCGGCATTAGAAACCATGCCGCAATGGTATCAATATACTCTAGGAGTAATTGTAGCTGCCTCTTTTGGAGTGCGTTCAGCAACTAAATTTTTCGGGAGAAAATAGATGGAGATGTGGCAATGGATTATGTTGTTTTCCGCAGTATCTTTGAACACATTAGTTAACTGTTTAAGATTATATCTGGAGGGTAAAAGAAATGGCTAAAGGTGTTAAACATTATTTTAGGGATGGCACAGAGCATAAAGGTGGCACTCACAAAATGCCGGACGGCTCTTTGCACTCTGGAGCAAGGCACGGCAAAACAAGTAAGAAGCTATTTCATTTCAAAGATCTTAGCGCCACTGCAAAGAAAAAAGCTAAGAAAAAATGAAGGTCAACATTACCCTTGCGTTTGCAATGGCTGTTCAGCTAGTTGCATTGGTCTGGTATATTTCTGGGCTCGTGCATGACTTAGAGCATCTGCAAGGCACTGTGTCAGCTCAGCAAGATAACCTAGATTTAATTAATGCGGACATAAATGATTTGTGGGAGTTCTGCACTTTTACGGAAAATAAATGGGCAGAAAGCTACACCTCTGACATGGTGTATGAGCGTGTCTGTGGTAACAAAGAACCGGTAGGAGAATAACATGCAAAAAAATTGGGATATGTTTTTTGATATGCTGATGGTCCACGAAGGGGCGTTTCAAGACGACCAGAGAGATTCTGGTAATGCTCAAGGTGACGGGCATGGTAATGAAGGCTCTACTATGTGGGGTGTTACTGCTTGGAACTGGGCTAAATATACGGGCAAACCTGCGCCTAAAGAGGTGATGAAAGCGTTGACAAAAGAAGATGTGAAGCCTTTTGTTAAAACGCAATACTGGGATAATGTGCGCGCAGACCAATTACCAAGCGGTTTAGATATTTGTGTTGCGGATATGGCCTATAATGCCGGAGGACGTAGAAGTGTAAAGATATTGCAACGTGCGGTTGCAGCAAAACCAGATGGTTTAATAGGGAGTAAGACAATTGCTGCTTGCCATGATTTAACCCCCAAAGACGCGCTTGATAAATATCATCACGGCAGACAGCAATACTATGAGTCTCTTGATGATTTTAAAATTTACGGAAAGGGTTGGACAAGGCGAAACAAAGAAACTCTAGAGCTCGCCTTGTCGATTGTTTAACTTTTATTTGCTACATGATTTAAAAAATCTGGATCGATACTCATCGACTGAGAGCCTTTATTGACCATTTCATTATGTAATCGAGCATAAGCATCAGACAGATCGATCATGGCTTTTACGAAGGCAACCATCTCATGGTCGCCCCGAATCCATCGATCTTGTGGTATTCCGCGTTCAGCTCTTTCAATAATCTTTTGAGCAATTGCAAAGTGTTCCGGTAGCTTTGTCATTGATTTACCTCTGGACGTGGCTTTGGCTTTACAAGCTCATTAGAGGCCGTAGGAGTGCCTTTGCAATGTATAAGCACATTGTCATGGTGATTTTTCATTATGGCGTACATAGCGCCCTTAGAATGGCTGCAAGCGTCATAGCTAGGAAACAATATGTTATACGTTAGTGGCTCACCTTGAATAAAGTAAGTCAGAACCATGAATGTGTAATATTTAATCATTTTTTAACCCTTCTTGTATCACCACGATGAACCATAGACTTTTCTCTGGTGCTTTTGCGCTCGCTTCTACGCATGTTTTCCCACTTAATTCTATACATTGTCTCTTTCAGAATTTTGCGTCTTTCTGCCTTATCAGCTTGAAACAAATCTGCCATTACATCATCTAATTCCATAGTAACCTCTTTTTGTTGTTATAGAGCTTCATTGTTAACCGCGAGTTAACACAAATGCAAATAAAAAAAAGCCCCGAGATCCAAGAGGAAAAAGAGCTCGGGGCAAGTGTAAGAGCTTACAGGCATGAAGCTCTCAGAGGTATGTTGTCAACATATAGCTTAAAGTATTGAAAAACAAGCAGCATATGGTAGTTTACATTATGTTAACGACTTGGAGAATAAAATGTTAAGTGAAAAAGAACAAAGTTTAATCATGCTGTTGGAGCTTCCTCATAGGATCTCGAACCCAAGAGCCATGATGCAGGCTTGTGAGGATGCTGCGGCAATTATTAAACGCCAAGATGCAGAGATAACCGCACTAACCGAATCATCAACGCCAAAGAGAGCTCGGAACACCGACGGGACGCTGAAAGCAGACGACCCTGCTACACCTGCCAACGAAGCTTGGGTAGGTGGCAAAGCGCCAAAGAAGAAGGCTAAGAAGAGGGGTTAGTCTATAGAAAGCAAACCGCCTGTTTGACGTGATAAACGCTCTAGCAGGCGAGACGGCAACGGCAAATCTGGCGGCAGTAATCCTCTTTGTACGGGGCCGCTTCTTATAGCTGCTTGGGCTAATGTCGGGGCTGCAACGCCTAACCCTGCTCCAATAAGAGCCTCTGTAGTGTCTCCCATTTGAGACCCTGCCACTAAACCAGTCAGCGCAGGCAAGCCTGTTACCGCTCGACGCCCACCGGCTGAGACAGTTGGTAATGATGATACGACCTCTTCTGCGGCAAACGCCAAATCTCCAAGTTGGGATCTTCCTTCGCCAGTAAGGTACTTTGTGCCTTCTCTCAATCTTGTAGCGGTCCCAAGTGCGTTTGGCGAGATTAATCCTGACCGTGGGTCAGAGCCAGACCTATTAAGTGCTCGTAATGCTGTTAAGTAATCTCTGTATTTTGGCCTTACATCTCTTAGTAAATTGTAAAGATTAGCATCAACTTTACCGACGCCCCTCTCTAAAATATTATCTAACAATTCATTTGCAGCCATGCCGAGCGTCGCTCTTTCGTCACCTTTTGCGGTTTCTATCATTTTTCTTATTCTAGTTCGGTAATCTGCAATTTTTTCTCCGCTTATTGGGGTTGTTTTGCTAAAAGAGTTATCAATTCTTGAAGTAAGCTCTCTAATTACTTTTGGAATATTTTCATCTGTAGCATCTCTAAAAGTATCAATCATAACTTTTAAATTATTCACGTCAGATTGCGTCGCTACCTCGTCCACAACTTCTTCAACTTGGTTAAATACAGAGCCAAAAAAGGTTTTTCTCTCTGCTAACGCCTTTGGCGTTGCTCGGGCTGCGTCTGACCCAAGAAGTCTCATAACTTGTTTAGTTACACCCTCAGTCGTTGCTAGATCAGTTGCCTCAACGCCCTCAAGCCTCATCAGCCTTTCTGATCCTACAGCTTGACCTGTAGTCATTGGTACGTCTGCTTCTTGAAGGATACCTACGCTTCCGGCTCTTTCTGCGCCCTCACGGGCTATCAAGGCATCAGGGCCAGTAACTAAACGTCTTGCTCCTGACTTCAGTGCCTCCGTTGCAAACGGCGTCCCAAGTGCGGCTAGTAGTCTAGCCATAGATTCTTGCTCAGTCCCTTTTGTTAACTGCCCTGCGGTTTCACTAGCTAAAGCAGGAAAAACTGATTGGGCTACCGCTCTTACGGGGCCCCCTATAGGAAGCATTGCGGAACCTCCGCCAAACTCTCCCATTGTTCCGAGAAACTGCCCAAATGTAGTTGGGCTTTTGTATTCGCTAAATCCTCCGGTTATATCTGCCGCCTTTTCTCTTAATGTCGGCCCTTTAGAGACTGTTTTCGGCGGCTCTTTCCCCATTACTCGCAAAGCAATATTCATAGGAAGCTCTTGTATAAAAGACGCCAGATTGCCAACGGTCCCAACCGTTTCGGCAGCGCCTCTAATTCCGCCTGCCGCTAATGACTTTGCACCTTCTTGCAGTTTTTCTGGCGTTGTCATTCTTGCATCTCTAGCGGCTTTTGCGGCTTGTTCTACCTCTAAGCGTCGGGCTGCATCTACAAATCTTTTTGCTGCTTGCTCGTTATTGTCTTCTAACGCTTTCCGAGCTGCTTCTTTTAATTCTTCAACGGTATATTCCATGTCGCCACTCTTATTTTAAGTATTGCTTATCTTCTTCACTTAGCCCTAACATCTGGCCGCTATACATTGGGTTTTGAACTCTAGCTTCATCAAATAATTCTCTAGCTTCAATCAAAGCTACCTTTAAGTCTTCAACATTTCCTTTCAAAGCCTGCTCTAATCTTGTTCTTGCCGCCGTAGCTTTAGCGCCTTCAAGGTCTGTGATTGGGCCGCCACCTTTTAATTGTTGAAAAGCTTCAACAAAATTTAAGCCCTCTAACTGCTTGACGTAAGACATAAGGGTTGAATACTCAGGGGCTGCTCTAAATTTTTCAAAAAATTCATTTACTGTACCAGAAAATCCTGCAATTTTAGCTAAATCTGGAGAATTTAAAAGAGCGTCAACAGCCGCTACACCTTGGTTTTGGGCAACTAAAGATTTTTCAGCTTGAGTTAGTCTTTCAACCTCACCTTCAAGCCTTTTAATTTCAACAGAAAACCCCTGTGCTCGCTCTGGAAATGCCATAGCAAACTGACTTAGCTGTGCAATTCTTTGCCGCAAAGCATCAGGCGTCATAGTCGTATCGCCGGTTACGGGTGTTACGCCGCCAAACACACCTTGAAGCATCTGTCTCTGAGCTAAAGCCGCTCGGCGCTTACGCTCCATGTCGGCACGCTCTCTAAAGCCTGTTAGTGTCCCAGAAAATGCTGTGCCTTCTTTCCCTTGCAGCGCCATGCCTGCATCCTTAATTGCGGCAAACGCAAGCATTGTTCTTTGGCTTTTGCTTAAATTTTCAAATGGATCTTGCGATATAGGTTGGTCAAGCAAGCTCATCATGGCGTTTGGCGCAGTTACGGCTGTCGGAGTAGGGGCGATATTCGTAAAAGAGCTTGCAGGCGGCTCAACTCGTGGCTGCACTATGCGCTCTTCCATTTGAATAGGGCTAACCGGATTAGTCGCTTGAAGCGCCGTTAACGCAATGTCAGTTGTCTCTGGGTTTATTGTTGGGGTGTCTCTCTTTGGCAATGTGCCAAGCCCCATCTTCTGCAAGTCTGCCGCCGTAGCTGCGTCGCCTGCCATAGCATCTATAAGGCCAAATCTGTCTATGTCATTTTGTGTTAGTATATATGCCATTTTAACTTCCTACCTTCTTAAAAATGGTAAGTTCATTCCATAAGGCCCAAGCCCCATACCGAAGCTACCTATCGCACCTAACATTGGCCCGAGCCCACCGGTTCGCTGCGTTACAGTTCCAAGCCCCGTCGGTATACCTGACGCCGCGCCGAGCAATGCGTTCAAGCCAGTAAGTGGGAAGTCTTGCTCTCTGCCAAATTCGCCATACGCAATGTCTAGACCTGCCTGATCTAAGCCGCGAGCCGTCTCCCCTGCACCCATCTGAGCGCCGAGACCTGCCATCTGCGCTTGCAGTTGCTGTCCTGCCGTCGCCCCAAGGCCGGCGGCTGCTCCTGCCCTGACGCCTGCGGCAGATAAGGCCGCTTGCTGATTAGCCGCCGCCGCTTGCTGCTCAAACTGGGCTTGCTGCATTGCAAATTGGTTGGCTGCCTGCGTGTTGCCTGCGCGAGCTGCTTGCTCTCTGGCAGCCGCAGCCTCACGGGCTTGTTGGCCAAGGGTGTTTGCCTGCATTTGTTGCTGCGAGGCCAAGGTGCGTGCGGCTTGAGTTTGGCCGATGTCATACTGTGCAGCTCCCTGCGCCTGACGAAATGCTTTTTCCATTTGTTGAGCAACCAAGTCTGACGCTTGCTGCCCGTATGCTTTACGTGTCTCGGCTTCCGCTACGCCTTGGCGGCTTCCACCAAATGCCCGAGCCGCCTGCGCCTGCGCCGCTAACTTGTCTAATGCTATGTCCTGCGCTCCGCCTAACGTTCTCAAGCTGCTCTCAATTACGCCCTGCGTGTATGGCGACATGTACGCCTGCATGTCGGCAGTGCGTAACTGATCAACCGCAATTTGATCTGGCGCTTGAGCTGCTTCTACTGCGCCAACGCCATCCATAGTTGCCGCGCCTCCAAGCTGTGCGGCTCCCATTGTTGGCGTCCCAAAACCTGCAAGATCTCCGTAGGTTGCTGCGGCCTGCTCAAATTGGGGGCCGCCCATATCTAAACCGCCATATCCGGTCATGGCTTGTTGCTGTAAAGGCGTCATGCCTGCAACGCGCTCACCTTCGTATGGAACAAATTCTCTGCCGGCTATGTCTTGAGCATATGGAAGGACGGTTTCCTCCAGAAACTCTCTCTGAAACTCGGGTAATTTTGTTTCGCTAGTAGTTTTAGTACCCATTATCTTAACTCCATCTCATAGTGAGTATACATCGACCGAAACGGCGACGCATCTACATATTTATCAAAACCTTTTCTGCCATCAGCTTCGATAGCGTCGAGACCTGCATCAACGGCTAATTTTTTCATCAGATTTATTGCCTCGTTCATCCACTGCCTCATGCGCTTACCGCCAATAAATTCAATCTTTAAATTTCTTCTTTGAGGGTGCTTTACAACCACAGTCGTCATGGCTGCTACTAACGTGTCCTCGAGGTGAATAAGCCACATGACAGATCCGCCTTCTCTTATGTCGTCCTCAACGTCTTGCATTGTGACGTTGTGACTTTGCCTCAGTATCGCCGGAGCCAGTAACTCCATGCCTTTGCCGATATGCTTATCAATGTCTTCAGATAGCACTGGCAATATATTTACCTTTGGCTTTGTGTGCAATCTTACAACATTATCTAACATATTTACACCCCTACGCATGGATTCTTGTAATTGCTAGAGTTGATGACGGGGAAGCAGGCGAAAACGATGTCGCGGCTGTCACGCCTAAACTTCCATTTGTGCTATCTACCGCCCACTTCATCTCGATGTAATCGTTGGCGGCAAGATCTAATAAAAACGCTCTAGACGCAAGCATAACACCGCCATTATTGTGTATTGTCTTAATCATTGTCATGTTGGCTATGTTTGTGCCGTTTTTAGCAGGCCAGAAATAGAACTTAATGTTTGCCGCAGCCGACGCCGTAATTTCGGCTGTAAAACTTAATAAGTATTCTCCTGCTTCCTCAAACACAATGCGCTCGTTATTAGTAGCGTCTCTGTCTATTTTGTATTTATTGGCAGGCGCATCATATGTAATGCTGTAGGCAGTGTTAGCGGCCGCAGCCGTCTGCGCCGTTGTTCTCATAAACTTGGCGTGACCACCCTCTAAGACAACTTGCCGAAACTCGCCACTTCTTGATATAACTGGGTATTTGTATTGGCGATCATATAAAATAACACCATCCTCTGCCGCACTGTCATAATCGCGTCTGTGCGTTAGAAAAGATCGTGTACTTTGTATCCAATTAGTAAACTTCTCAGCCCACACACGTAAATCTGTGCCAATCGGTGGGACACCGTAGAAGCTCATCTTTTACTACCTTGCCTAGCATCTAGACGCATAATCCCGACACGCCAATCAGAGTTTTGGTTTGCCTCTACCTTCATGCGTACTTGACGCCCTTGAAATCGTACAGACGTCGGGTTCGCTGTAGAATACGTGCCGTGCGTAGTTTCTGCGCCATTTGGATAATTACGTGTTTTAAAAATTAAGTTAACATCGCCTTGCGTTTTTTCATCTGGAATAACTTTTGTGACTTTCATAAGTCTATCGCCAGTGCCGATTGCAATAGGGCCAGTTTCTGCGAACGGTACGCTAGCGTCATAACTCTGTCCTATTTCATGCTCATATACGACGCCACCATCTGCCACCATAAATGGAAGCCGGAATACGCCACGATCAATACCACTTGTTCTGCTTAGCGTTCCACTTGTCCAGATATTTTCTACATAGTCATAGGCTACGTATTTGTCACACTCGTCACTATCTTGCGATTGATAGAACCACCAAATTTCGTTCCACTGGGAATTTACTACCGATTGCACTTTTGATGCCTGATCATAGTTTAAATTGCTAAAAACTAAATCGCCAATTGAGCATGGTATTTCTCTGACGGCGCCGCCTGAGTAGATAAAAAATCCACGTCTACCCATCCAGATAACGCCCATGTCTACAGACGCGTATGCACCTGCGCCTATCAAACCGCAAGCCGTACCGACACGCTCAAAACCGTATACAAATGGCGGCCCTTGATACGTCATTGTGTGAGCATCTTGGTCAGTTAAAATTAAAGACTGACCTCTAGTTCTCACACCTGCTAAAATTTTTCCGTTAGTTTGTAATTCAATGTCGCCTGCTTGGTTTGTGGCGGCAGCAGTCCACACTGTATAATCTTCTTGGTCAGACCACGCCACACGCCTGTTATTTGTAACACTTGAGCTTGTATCGCACCCAAGGCAAACCAGAAACCTTTCCTCTGTTACTAATATTGCATTAGATCCAACAGGAGAATTTGGAACTTGCACCGCATTGTTTGCGGTGTTTAAGTCCCAGTAATAAACTTTACCGTCATCACTAGAACAAGCAATTAACTGCTCACCGAAATTGTCTAAGCTCCAAGTGGTCGCGGTGAGGATAGACCCTAAGTCTGGACGTGCAACGCCCCATGAAAACAACCCCCAACCGCCGGAGCCCCAACCAGTGTTTACTGCGGCGTCAACGCGCCCTGTTGTTAGGCCACTTGGCGTTATATCGTGAGTAACTGAGCTTTCTAGCATTGTCACAAGTTTGTTATGCGTCCCAAATGCAGCAAAACGTTCTCCGTCATTATCGACCCATGCGTGGACACCCCTTACAACACCAGAAACATTGACTGCGGTATTATTAGACTGCGATCTTGGCCTCCAACCACCAACAGGCCTCAATGCATCTTCGTGCCAACGAACAAGGTTTACATCACGCCATCTACCTAGAGACTGATATTCAGTTCCGTTTGCGTATTGGCCTTTGGGAATATTTAGTGGGACTAAAGGCATTTTGCTTCCTATGGTTTGGTAGGCCAATCGCTATCTTGCAAATGCGGCCAATTGGACGCGGTGGCTGGTAAATCTCTTAAAGCCTGTCTATACACTGTCATTTCAGATGACATAGTAACATCAGACAACGCATAGAAATCTGTTTCTGCTAATTTTTGGTTTCGGATTACTCTGTTTTGGTTGCTAATAATTTCATTATATTGTGTAATTTCCTCAGAAGTTTTTTCGCTTACTCCCCAACCTAAAACCCAAGAACTATCAACTAAAGTTGGAGCATCGTTTTGCGCTACGTTTTGTGTTTTCTCATTATAACTTGGTAAAGCATCTACTGTTACTTCATGAACACCATACTTTTGTAAAATTCTGTCTGAAATTTGTTTTGGAAAAGAAACATTTGAGTTATCGCGTCTAAGTTGTTCGAACGTATAAGGGTATTGATCGACACTTCCGCTTGTTATTTTAACATACATTTATTTTTTCCTTTATAATATTATGCAACTGCAACATAAACGTAATTTTTTCCACTTTGGTTTACTGCAAAATCTATACTTTTTAATTGAAAACCACTTGAGGTTTCATCAATAAAATTAGTGGATGAAGATTCTGCCGTATTTGTTTCTATTTTTAAAAGATAGTCACCTGATCCACTAGGCGATCCATCGTACCCCCTTGCACTATCAAAAATATGAACGGCTTGCGCCGATGATGCAGAAGAAGGCTCTGCATGTCTTATCATAATAAAGCGAGGCGCATTATCAAATTGACAATCTATAGTAGGGCCAGTTGTAGATCCATTTCCTGTGTAAAATCCACAGCTAATAAAATTTTTACCTTCAATTTGTGTGCCACTATTTGAGTGGTGTGCAAAAAAATACCCGATGTAGTTGTTTCCAGTTGCATTTGAAAATTGTCCACTTGTTCCACTGACAGTAATGTTTGTAGCGTCTGGCGCAGTATTATTTAGCCAAGCATTTGTGTTTTGCGAAGATGTATGATCATTCCACTCAATATAATATCTATGAGGTAGGCTACCCCCATTAAGACCTCTATGATATGTAATAAAATCAGTATTGTTTGCAGATTTATTTTTAATTATAAAAAAAGCAGGAGTTGACCCTAATCCATGGGCAATTGATCTAGGGCTTGCTCCATCGCCTGTCCACTCAACAATAGAAACAAAGTCAGTACGCTTTATAAAACTCCATGACGCATATGTAGCTCCACCATTGACTGCATTAGTAAGGCCGCCGTCATTACCTACAGTAAACCCGTTTGAATTAAAAGTTTTTACAAGCTCTGTATTGGTGCCTTCCGCATCATTTGTATTTAATTGAAAATATTTATTATTACCTCTTACTGAATCTACTAAGATATGACCGCCGTTAGTTGCGCTTCTGCTTTTTATCCAAACAAGCCCCCCTAAACTGGATAAATTTAAACCGTTAGCTATATTTTGAGAGCTTCCATTTCCAGTGTACAATGCGTTGGCGAACAAGTCTGTATTAGCTAACCCCCCTACGCCAGACGATGCCATGAGTAATTTTGTTGCAACGTTCATTTATCTATCCCATTGCTTGACCGGCAGTAAATCCGTAGTACGTACTGCCGCCGTCATACGTTGCAAAAATAAATACATCCACGCCACCTGATGTCGTAGTAAGAGTTGGCGCTGTAGCCGAAGCCCAATCCACACTGGAAGGCCAAGTGATACTTCTTGCTGAACTGTCTTGTGTAACTTTTAAAGTAAACGCACTTACCTTCCCTGATGCGGAAGGGTTGCTAAATGTATAAGTTACGTCTTCCGATAAAGTGTGCGTAAAGTTATCGCCGTCACGTAAATTTATTGTTGCTGCATTAGAGCTACTCGTGATCGCAGTGCTTTCCGTAATTGTGCCATTCGCAAACGTAACAACGCCATTTGCATCTGCCGTAACAACCTTGCTTGCTTGAGAAGTACCCAATGTGGTTATGTCGTTGTAATTAATTTCTGCGGTTGTTACTGTAGCCCCGTCTAATTTATTTAACTCTGCCGCAGTTGCCGTAATACCTAAACTGGAAAGAGTTGTGCTATCAATAATTGCTGTAACAGCCGCGCTTGAACCTGCGCCGTCTGCGTAAATAATACCGGTGCTTCCGTTGGCTATTGTAACGTTTGCCCCAGTGCCTTGAGAAAAAGTACAGTCCTGCCCACTATTATTATCCACAAAATAAAGTTTATCGGCATCATTAGGGCTTATAGTAATTGTGCAAGCCTGAGTAGCTCCACTTAAAACAAGAACTTTATACATGCCATCAGTTAGAGCATCACCAACAGTTCCATCTGTTGTGTACAGCGTGTGAGCCGCCGCAGAGCTAGACAGATCTATTGTTCCAACGCCACTAACTGCACGATCCAAAATGTCAAAGTTACGATTTGTAATCTGACCCCATGTATCCGTTTTTTCACCGTCAGCTATTTTTTCTATAGCGTTGTTAAGTGTCCATGTACTTGGCATCTCGTAAATCCTTGTTTTAAGCTATACTACATTTTTTATGCAGCTTCGTCTACTTTCTCTAAACTGCCTTTTAACATATCTACAAAAGCTTTTTGACCGACTCTAAGTTGGTCTAGGTTAAACTCTGCGCTGTTAATTTTTTGCTGCAATGAATTAATGTGATTAACCATAACCTTTTGTTCATTTGTTAATTGATCTTCAGTATAATCTTTGTCGTCTATTGTAATCGTAGCCTTTTTATCTTCAGCCATTTTACTTTCCTTCTAAGTTATGCAGCCCAAGGTTGTCCCGAGCCAGTGGTTGGTGTTTTGTCTGCTTCAATCTGAGCAGCAAGAGCCGCTTCAGTATCTTCTTTGGATACCGATCCTTGCACCCAAGCAATGCAATTTGCCTCAGTAACGCTGTCGTAAGCAATGAAGCCGCTGCCTGATGCATCTGGCTCATGGCCTGTTGTGCCGTAGCTGCTTGCTGAGTGATCGCCATCAACTCCAGTGCAGCGCCAGTGGATAGTAGTGATGCCACCGTCACTAAGGTTGCGTTCTACGGTGGGGATAGTCCAAGTGTATGTGATTGCCATGATAAATCTCCTATTCTGCTAAGTGTGCGGCATAAGCTGCTTTAACTGTGTCTGTGTGGACGGCATTGCAGATGGCTTTAACTTCGTCAGTTTCACCTGAGATGTCTGCATCTGGTGCTACGACATGGCGTGAGTAGCCACGACTAATCTCTGTGCCATCACGCTTAATAATCACTGCGGAGCGAACCTGAACATGTTTAAAGTCACCCACGATCTCTATTTTGTCTTGTACTGTTTCTTCTGTTAGTGCCATCTTGTTTATCTCCTATGATGGTTGGACTGACTACCCTGTAATCCAACAGGGGTGGTTAAGTTGTGCGATATGTTCCTGCTACATACAGAACAGGAGACGATGCAGTGCCATCGCCAGAAAACTGACCGCAAGTTATTTCTTCTTCACTTGCATCTGACCTATTACTTTCTAAGTTAAAATATGTTGCATTAGAATTTATTTGGGCTGTTATCATATCATAAGAGTAATCAATATTTCTTGCCGTTCCTATTGACAGAGGGTGCGCTCCATTCACACTGAAACAAGTAAAAGGCAAGTTTCTAATATACAAAACATTTCCAGATGTAAGACCTGACGTATTTGGAAAAATTATCCTTACACTTACGTAAACTAAGTCACCAACTTTCACATAATGACCATCAATGGTGCTGCCCGTTGTCGTTGAGTTTCCACCGCTTGCTGCATCTGCAATTTGTGGAGTAAAAGTTCCCTTTTCATAGTCATCCAGATGATTAGCCGACCCAGTGCCGCCAAGGTAGACACCGCCTGATAGGTAGAGGTCTTTGAAGCGATAGCTAGAAGTTCCAAGGTCAATTGCGGCATCACGGTAATTAACTGTTGAGACATTCCACGGAATAATACTATCTACACCATCGTGAAAATGGATTCCTGTATCGGTAGTTCCTATAACCAGATCACCACCTGCCGACCCAATACTCCCCACCACGGTGCCGTCTTTGCGGAACTGAATAATATCCCCATCCGCCCCAGTGTTATTGACTAGGAATG